ACTCCAGAAGGATTATCTATTTCTGGTAATTACCGCGAAGGAAATCCTGATCAAAAAAGCGCTCTTGAAATAATGTTGTCTAAACAAATTAAATTCAAAAACATAGACGATCTGACCAAACGAATTGAGCGGTTTCTTAAAAGAAGATAGCCCCTAACACACCACTTAACACGATCAGTACTGCAATTACCAAACAAGCCTCACCTTCCGAAACAAAATAAGGATACGAACCTCGTTTAAAATCTTTTGATTTTAAGCTGTATCCAAGAAATTGTTTTGAGCTTCGGTTAAATCTTAAATTCCAGTTGCTATTGTCTTTCATAACGCCTCCTTAAAGTAACCAATCACGGGCTTGTTCGCCCAAAACTTGACCAGCAATATCAATTTTGCTTTTAAGCGCAATTAATATCTTTTCGTCGATAGTGTTTGGTGACACCAAATCAATGTATGTCACCTTGTTTGTCTGACCAATACGATGCGCTCGATCCTCCGACTGTAATCGAATCTCCAAATCGTAGCTGTTGCTGTAATAGATAACCGTGTTAGCCGCCGTCAAAGTAATACCGTAGCCTCCTGTTCGAGGCTGACCCACAAAGAAACGTAAAGGGCCGTCCTTGTCTTGAAACTCTTCGACAATAGTCTGGCGTTCGTCCTGCGGCGTTTCGCCGTAGTAGCAAGCCACTGATTCTTCACCATATTTTTCGGATAACGTATCACGGATCTTTTTTATGTCATGAGTATACGAAGCCCAGATAATGACTTTGCCTTGCGTCTCATCCAAAATAGTTAACAACTCGTCCATCCGGTTGTTATCCAGACTCTGAATCTCGCCATCATCCGGTTGTAAAAAACCACAGCATATCTGTTGAAGCCGCATGATCTGCGTCAGCACACTAGCGGTTGTAGCTAACTCGCCATCTTCTAGTTTAGCCAAGGCTAACTTCTTCATCTGCTTGTACAGCCGAGCTTGCTCCACGGACAACGGCACATCGCGTCGGATGTAGAGTTTGTCTGGCAAGTCGAGACAGTCTTCTTTAAGTATTCGATTACTAAACTTATCGAGATTATTATTAAGCTCATCTAAACGACGGTAACCTACGATCTGGTTAAAACTACGATGACCCATTGCACGTTGTTGCACGTTGGCGTAACGGCCTTGAAAAGCATAGTAGCTGTTAAATCCCAAGCACTTAGGATTCAAGAATTCGCATTGACTAAACAAATCCATAGGACTTTTGGTAACGGGAGATCCTGTCAGTATTCGTCGGTACTTGCTAAGGTCTTGTAACTTAATGATATTTTTTGTTCTAGCCGCTTTTCTATTCTTAATCGTAGTGCTCTCGTCGACAATAACCATATTGTCTGGATTCTTTTTCAAAAACACTTTAGCGATCTGTACACCTTTACTTGTGCTAAACGCTTCGACGTTCATAACAAATATTTTTATACCGTCGAACGGGTCTAACACAAAAGGCTCTAATTCGTCATGGAATTTTTGTGTAATATTAGGTTGCCAACGGACAATGTTTCGCGCTATCCTTTCAGGCAGATGCACGGGGATTTCTTTTCTAACCCAATTATCATAGACACCTTTAGGTGCGATAACTAACACTGCGTTGATCTTGTTTTCTTCGTGGAGTATAGCCATCGTGTCTATAGCAACTTTGGTTTTTCCGGTTCCCATCTCCATGAATAAAGCATAGTGCTTCGCGGCCCACGAATCACGGATCACGTTTAACTGGTGATCGAAGGGTTTGGTCTCGAATTCGTAGTTCTTCATTTTTTTCCTTTTGGCTATTGACATGTGTACGATATAGTATAATATACGTCTTTGTCAAGGCCCGATATGGTCTTTAACAACGAAAGGAGAAAAAATGGACTTGACGAAATTAATGGAGGAAGACACTAGTCCGAGCAAAGGCTCGATAGAAAGTCTGAATCAAGATGGTTTGAAATCAGTGGCAGACGTAGCAAAAAAGATTAGAGATAAGGAAGAACTTATTTCTGACCTTGAAGAAAAACTATCAGTCGAGAAGAAAGCTTTACTTAAACTCACCGATGAAGATTTGCCGGGGATGTTTATTGAGCTAGGCTTGAACAAGTTAGAACTCGATGATGGTTCAACAGTTGAAGTAAAACAAACATACGGTGCTTCGATTAAGGTAGATAACCGATCCGCCGCTTATGATTGGCTTCGGGATAATGACTATGATGACATTATAAAAAACACCGTAGCTTGTAGCTTTGGCAAGGGCGAAGACGAGGTCGCAAAAGACTTTGCAGAATTTGCGATGAAGAATGGTTTCGATGCCCAGACCAAAACGGAAGTTCATCCGCAAACACTTAGGGCTTTTATTAAGGAACGAGTCGAGGCAGGTGACGAGTTTCCAATGGAGCTTTTTGGAGCATGGGTAGGGCAACGTGCGACGATTAAACGTAAAAAGGGGAGTAACTAATGGCAACAAAAACTGAAGTAGCGAAGAAGAAAGAACAGGGTATTACTATTTTTGATCCATCTATCTTTGAGCAAGATGCAGGTAAGGGCTTGGAAAACGTAGGTCAGGAAGATTTGGCGCTACCTTTCGTTAAAGTCTTATCTGGTAATGATCCAGTTCTTGACGAGAACGAAGAGGCTCGTAAGGGGGATATCTACAACACCGTTACTGGTAAAGTGTACAAGGGTAAGACAGGTATAAAGGTTATTCCATGTGCTTATCAGAGACGTTTTATTCAGTGGGCTCCTCGTGGTTCTGGCAATGGAGCACCAAGTGCCATCTACACGCCTCAAGACCAACGGCCTAAGACCGAGCGGTCAGCGGAGGACAACAAAGAATATGTTGTGGGAGGTAATGGCGAATATATTGAAGAGACTCACCAACATTTTGTCTTGATCTTAAACGAGGATGGAAGCGTCGAGCCTGCTTTGATTGCGATGAAATCCACTCAGTTAAAGAAATCAAGGAAGTGGAATTCAATTATGGCAAGCCGCGTCATGCAAGGCCAGAACGGAACCTTTACTCCGCCACGATATAGTCACATTTACCACTTGAAGACTATTCAGGAAGAGAACTCAAAGGGATCTTGGCACGGTTGGGAAATGTCTTTGGAGTCTCAGATTGAGGATGCGGGTATGTATCATCAAGCTAAGAAGTTTTCTGAGGACATCACGGCAGGAGAAGTTGTCGTTAAACACGACAATGGAGAGGGTGAGACGAACGGAGATCAAATACCGTTTTAATCATTCTGGGGCGGGGAAACCCGCCCTTCCACCGTGGGAGATTATATGTCAGTTGAAAAGTTTGCAGCCATATTTGAAGGCTTAAAGTCGGCCTATGGCTATTTTAAAATAGAAAAGCAAAAAGCAAATGGAAAACAATCGGGGAATGCCGGAGTAATTCGAGAAGAACCCACTGTAGAATTATTTAAAGAACATCTTGCAGGTAATGGTAGAGGTCTGGGTATAATACCCATTAACGAAAACGATTCTTGTAAATGGGGTTGCATTGATATCGATCAGTACCCGCTTGATCATGCGGCGCTTATTCAGAAAATACGCGGTCTCTCGCTCCCTCTTGTCGTCTGCCGATCAAAGTCGGGCGGCGCGCATTGCTTTTTATTTAGCAATGAATGGGTCTCAGCTAAAGACATGCAAAAAGCCCTTAAGAATATGTCTTCTGCTCTGGGCTTCGGCGAGAGCGAGATTTTTCCCAAACAAATCAAATTACATTTAGATCGTGGAGACGTAGGTAATTTTTTAAACCTACCGTATTACAACGCTGAAGAAGGATTGCGTTACGCTTTTCTTGACGATGCGACTTCAGCTACGTTAGCAGAATTTATTAAGCTGTACGAAACTTATGTAAAAACCCCAGAAGAAATACAGAACTTACAAGTACCCGAAGCTAAAGAAACAAACCTCTTGGCCGACGGACCACCGTGCTTACAGATACTTAGCCGTCAAAAAATATCGGAGGGCGGTAGGAATAACGGATTGTTTAACATGGGAGTTTACTTACGTAAGGCTCACCCAGATAGTTGGGAGAGCGAGATATTAAAGTACAATCAAGAATACTTTCAGCCGTCGCTTCCTTTGGCGGAAGTCAACATTGTAGCGAAACAACTGTTAAGAAAAGACTATGCATATAAATGTGGTGATGCTCCTATTAACGCTCATTGCAATAAAGATTTGTGCCGGACACGGAAGTTTGGAGTCGGCGCGGCAGTGGCGGGAGCCACCATCGCCAACTTACGCAAGTACAATTCCACGCCACCAATATGGTTTATGGATGTCAACGGAGAACCGTTAGAGCTAGACACTGACGGATTGATGAGCCAAGCTTCTTTTCAAAAGGCTTGCCTTGAGCAACTTAACTTTATGCCCCGTTCGATGAAGCGTCAGAACTGGGAAGGTCGTGTCAGTGGTTTGCTATCCGAGATGAAAGAAAACGACGGAGCAATCATTGAGGTCTCACAAGACGTTACATCCTCTGGTCAATTCTACGATTACCTTGAAGAGTTTTGCACAAACATGCAACAGGCTCAGGACAAAGAAGAGATACTATTACGTCGCCCTTGGTCTGATGAAGAAACTTCTTGTACGTTTTTTAGATTGAAAGACTTTGAAGATTTCTTAAAGAAAAACAAATTCTTTGAGTTCAGACGAAACAAGATAGGTAAATACTTACGGGATATTCAAGGAGAAAACACCGTTATGAAAATTAAAGGTAGAGCTGTTCGGGTTTGGAAAATACCTAGTTTTGACAACGCCGATGTAGAGATAAACATCCCATCATTTAGACAAAAGGAGTCTCCATTTTGAGCGATTTAGATTATGACAAAAGAGCCAAAGACATGTATCAAATGCACGTTAATGAGTATCGAACTCTGACTGCAATTGGTAAACGATATGGCCTAACTAAAGAGCGCGTTCGACAGATCGTGAACAAATACAAAGAAGGATTGGTGGATGTACAGGATATTCGGACCTCCGGGAACAGGGAAGACAACTAAGCTACTCAACATGGTGGACAAAGCCCTTGCGGACGGAATCCATCCGAATGAGATTGCTTTCCTAGCCTTTACTAGAAAGGCCGCAAACGAAGCAAAGGAACGTGCCTCGGTTAGATTTAATTTAGATCCTAAAACGGATCTGACTTATTTTAGAACCCTGCACAGTCTTGCTTTGGCTCAGACCTCAATTAAGTTTGAGAACATCATGAGTGAACAACACTATAAAGAATTGAGCAATTCGATTGGGATCGTGCTTAACGGCACACGGCCCACGGATCTATACGATGATCTACCTACCGCATCGAGTAAAAAAGATCCGATCCTTGGCCTCATTAATCTAGCTCGATTAAAAAAGGTTTCCCTGCGAGAGGAATACAACAAAAGTTCTGTCGATATTCCTTGGAACACCGTTGATTACGTTAATCGTGCTTTTTCTGATTACAAAAGAAACATGGGGCTTTACGATTTTACCGATATGCTTGAGATGTTTATTGCGGAAAGCGATAAATGTTGCCCTAAGTTTAAGCTTACTTTTTTAGATGAAGCTCAAGACTTATCTGCTTTGCAATGGGACATAGCTCGCATCCTAGATAAAAACTCAGAGCGTATGTACTGCGCGGGGGATGATGATCAGGCTATTTACAGATGGGCCGGAGCGGACGTAAATCAATTTATTATGCTTGAAGGTGGATCAGAAACATTAGAACAATCGTATCGAATCCCAAGTTCTGTTCACGTCGTAGCAGAAAACGTGGCGAAAAGAATTCACCGCAGATTTCCGAAAACTTATCTACCTAGACAAGAAAGCGGAGCGGTAGAACGAATAAACACCATTGATGCTTTGGACTTATCCAAAGGCAATTGGTTAATATTAGCGCAAGCGGGATACCATCTCCAAGCAGTAGCTTCTGATTTAAAATCAAATGGTTACCTGTTTAATTACAAAGGGCATCGCTCAATTGGCGAAAAATTATCCGAAGCTGTAAACGGTTGGGAAAGTCTTCGCAAGGGCAAAGAAGTGTCTGGAGCGGTTGCTCGAAAGATTTACAATTATATGGCCGCCGGTAAACGTATCCAACGCGGGTTTAAAAAACTACCCGCATTAGAGGACGAAGAGTTTGTTACTCTGCAAGGCTTAATAAACAATCACGGTCTATTAGCTACTAAAGACATGATCTGGTCTGAGGCAATGGATAAAATACCTGAGACCGAACGAGCATACATCACGGCGTTGTTAAGACGGGGCGAGAAGTTTAATGCCACGCCTCGGATAACAGCGTCCACGATCCACGGATCAAAAGGTGGAGAAGCGGATAACGTTGTACTGCTCACGGACCTGAGTCCTGCCGCAGAAAGCGAGATGCATATTAATCCTGACGATATGCACCGTGTTTTTTATGTCGGGGTAACGAGGGCTAGACAAAATCTATACATTGTTGACCCCGAAGATATCGGAAGGAGTTACCACTTATGAACTGTTGGTATTGTAATCATGAGTTGATTTGGGGCGGCGATCATGACATTGACGAAGAGGATGATATTTTTGAAATAGAAACAAATTTAAGTTGTCCTTCGTGTAAAGCATTCGTATTAGTTTTTAAACCAAAAGAGGAAGCGATTGAAAATGATGAAGTCTGAAGAAAAAGATGTGGACTACGCTGAGTTTTATTTAAAAGCACAAAAAGAATTTAAGCAGATAGCCGACTGTGTAAATAAAAGAGATTATTTTCAAGCTGAAAAACACGCCATGAATGCAATGGTTGACATGAAAATGCTTTGGAACAGTTTAATAATTCTTAAAGAAAAACATTTAAAACTCTGGAGGGATAATGAACAGGGCTGACTTACTTAAAAAAGCAGACGATTTGATCAAGGGGGATCGAGCAAAAGATTATGGTGATGCTTATGAAAATCACGATAAAATAGCTAAAGGATGGAACGTAATAGCAAAGTCAGCAATTGAAAGTCATGGGAGGATCACAGCATCTCACGTTGCCCTCATGATGGATTGGGTAAAGACGGCACGTCTTTTAAACACAATAGACCACGAAGATTCGTGGATCGACAAGGCAGGGTACACCGCGCTTGGAGGGGAATTCTCCCCAAAGGACAAAAAGTAAAGAGAGGTTTGTATGGCAGGAAACTTGCAGATGGCCATGTTCGCTCCAAAAAGCGAATGGATACCCCCGATGGAATTGCCAGACATCACAACCGCAAAAAAAATTGCTATCGACGTAGAAACGAGAGACCCCGATATTAAAACTAATGGCCCAGGATGGGCTACAGGAAACGGGGAGGTTGTAGGCTATGCCGTAGCCGTAGATGGATGGTCAGGGTACATCCCGATTCGCCATCTTGGTGGAGGTAATTTAGACGAAAAGATTGTCAACAAGTGGCTAAAAAAAGTCTTCGAATGTCCTGCCGATAAAATTATGCACAACGCTCAATACGATGCGGGGTGGATTAAACGTATGGGTTTTGATCTCAAAGGAAGAATAATCGACACAATGTTGATTGCGTCTTTATTAGATGAGAACCGATATAGCTATAGTTTGAATGCCCTGTCTTATGACTTGTTAGGCAAAACTAAATCAGAAAAAGGTTTAGTCGAAGCCGCTAGAAGTTTCGGCGTTGATCCTAAAGCTGAGATGTGGAAGCTTCCCGCAATGCATGTCGGTGCTTACGGTGAGGCGGACGCTGAACTCGCTCTTGAGCTCTGGAATTATTTCAGCATTCAACTTGGAAAAGAAGACCTCTGGGGCATCGCTAATCTTGAACTGGAACTTCTCCCATGTCTTATCGAAATGACTTGGCGTGGGGTCAGGGTCGATCAAGATAGGGTTGAGAAAACTCGGAACAGTCTTGTTAAGCGGGAACGGGAAGTCATGAAAGAGATCAAGAAGATTGCCGGTCGTGACGTTGAAATCTGGGCGGCTCAGTCTCTTGTAAAAGCGTTCGACAAAGTCGGCCTCCAATATCCAAAGACGGAAAAGGGCGCACCGAGCTTCACTAAACTTTTCCTCCAAGAGAACCCCCACCCTCTCGCGCAACTCATCGTTGAGGCTAGGAACCTGAATAAGACCACCGGCACTTTCCTCAACACAATCATGAAACACTGCCACGCTGACGGTAGAATCCATAGTCACATCAACCAAATAAGGTCAGATGACGGCGGCACAGTATCCGGTCGTTTAAGTATGAATAGCCCAAACCTTCAGCAAATTCCCGCAAGGGACCCTGAGATTGGGCCAATGATACGTTCTTTGTTTTTGCCAGAAGAGGGAGAGCAGTGGGCGGCAATAGACTTCTCGCAACAGGAACCACGGATCTTGGTCCACTATGCTCATGTTTATGGTGAGAGTCGTAATTTGCCATTGGAGGGTGCATTAGATTTTGTAGAAGCGTACAACGAAGATCCTAGCACAGACTTCCATACAATGGTGGCGGAAATGGCTAACATACCGAGGAAGCAAGCTAAAGTAATTAACCTTGGCATGATGTACGGAATGGGGGTTGGAAAGCTATCGGAGCAGTTGGACATTTCAATGGATGATGCTAAAGAGTTGATTGGTCAGTATCACAAGCGTGTACCTTTTGTTAAGGGTTTGATGAACGGTGTTATGAACCGGTTAAACGATAAAGCATCGTCGGGTTCTATCCGTTCGATACTGGGTCGTAAATGCCGTTTTGACCGATGGGAACCGGACACCTTTGCCATGAACAAAGCCTTGCCTTACCAAGAGGCTGTTCAAGAATACGGAGCCACCACGAGGCTTAAAAGGGCTTACACATACAAAGCCTTGAACCGTCTAATCCAAGCGTCAGCGGCAGATATGACCAAAAAAGCAATGGTGGATTTGTATAAAGAGGGCCTAGTTCCTTTAACCCAGATTCATGATGAGATCGCCATGTCTGTCAAAGACAAAGAGCAAGCGAAATATATTGCTGATATAATGACTAAAGCAGTGCCCTTGCAAGTTCCAAATAAGTGCGATATTGAAATCGGGCCTAGTTGGGGCGAGGCAAAGTAATTGCTGTTTCACTCCTCCGAGTTGTTTTGCCCCGACATTACGTCGGGGCTTTTTTTAACTATAGATTTGTAAGACGCGCATCCACACAAGCTTCTTGATCGCGCTAGACTTTTTATAGTCTTCACGTTCTTGTTGTCTGCGATATTGAGTCCAAATAGTCATAACACCCTCCTATTTAAAGTTAGGTGCGTTCCTTCGACTGAGTAGTCTACTTCCGTCCGATTGGATGAACGTCCTCGAATTGTCTTAACTTTGCGTTTTCTTGTCAAGATAGTTGCACGGTCTCATATATTCGCATATAATCCCATGTAAACCTAAAGGAAGTGTTATGGATACAAACAAATGGAAAAGCGTATTAGTGCCTAGAGAGATTTATCTCGTGATTAAAGAGATGTCTAAGGCCGAGGGCCGAACAATCAGCGGTCAGTTGCGGGTTATCTTTGATGATTTTGTTCAGAAGTACAAACCTCGTGATGAGGATGATCGTTTCGATAAGTGAGAGTTGAAGTTGCGTTTACTTTTAGATAAAATTAACCCGACATCGGGATTTTGTTTTCCTTTTGTTTTCCGTGTAGTGCTAAAGCCCTTGGTCTAATCCCCAGATCAAGGGTTTTTTTTATAAGGAGTTGTTATGAAAAAAAATTTACTAACGTTGTGTTTGTTTTTATTTGCGACCACGGCTCACGCACAAACTATTCCTGAAGGGTTAGAAAAATGCACGGGAGATTTTGCTTTATGTGCGGCCTCGACGTGTACGCCTACGGGTAACACTATTACCATTAAAGGAAAAGTTTATCCTGAAGCCGTTTGCGAATGCCCTGTAATTAACGGCAATTCTTTAGCTGATGTGGATGGGGGCAATATGCAAGGGTCTTGTGATCGATTAGACGAGACTCAAGTCTGGAGTTTGTTCAGCTACAAACGTTACCTTCCACAAGAAATTGCAGATTGGCACGACCGCAGAACCAAAGTCCAAGAGTGCTCTGCTGATTTAAAACTAGGACACCAGTCTGTTAATTGTTTTTCAATGTCGTGCGAGATAACAGGTTATGCTAATGGAACAGTCATCGCTTCGTGTTCTTGCCCCATAGGTCAGTCTGTTACAAACGACCGCATACCTCCAGAAACCACGTTTCTTATTCAATCCGGTCAAGGTGACCCTGAGTACTGTGCAAAAAATCCAGTTGCAGTCACACCTTTTCTTACTCGATTAAAATAAAAAGGAAAAACAACGTGCAAAATATACAAGATTTACAATCTAATGCCACGCAAGAAAAACCCGCCAAAGAATTTGTTGATGGGCTCCTAGCTAAGAAACCACGGGACACGGCCCCCGATTGGATTAAATGTAATCTGAGTATCAAACGAGCCGATGTGATCCGATGGTTAGAGCAAAAAGAAAGTGATTGGATAAACGTTCAAGTTTGTGAAGCTAAGTCAGGAAAATGGTATGCTGAAGTAGATAACTGGCAACCAACTAAGAAAACTTCAAGCGACAATGGATCTAGAGGATTTTGATGAGGACTTGTCCGATGAAGAAAAAGAATTCTTTTTCGCGGCAAGCGAAACCGCAGAATTGTTAAAAACTTTAAATCTGTCGGGTATTTCCCAGACCGCCGCAGTTGCCGGATCGTTGACACAAATGCTTACGCAATTGTTTATCGGATCACGGACCTCGGGCCAAGCGTTAGGCATACTGGCTTCTTGTCTGTCTGCGGCATCTGAAAATGTAGATAAGTTACAAGGGGTTTATAAAGACCCTGATGACGAACCGTTACATTAAATTGTTCCCCCATGACTTAGTTTAAATATATCAGGGTTAACAGCAGACTCGTTAATCACGTCGTACAAAGGCATTCTAATTATTTTGTCACACCACGCTTTAGGTATGTGAATCTTTGCATTGGATTGTTTATCTGAGTCCGACACCACCGCCGCGACACAAATAGCCTTATCGTTCTCCGATACTAAAAATCCAAAAGTTTTGCACTCAAACAAAGAAGCTTCCTCTACTGTTTCCCAATCAGCTACGGCAACAGCGTCTGTCCATTCGATGTACACTACCTCTTTGAAATATAAAGAATTTTTTGTTTCGTTTGCCATAGTCAGGGTTCCTTTTAAATAAAGTTGACATTTTAATATAAATCTTTTTATACTCTAGTATTCTATTACTTACGGAGCGTTTCATGAAAAGCAATAAGCCTAAAAGCACTAAGTTTTACTCTACATTAATTCCAATCCTTGCGGGTTTACTGGCGGGTTTGGCTGATTATTTATTTAATAAGTAACCGCAATGAAGAAGATGACGTTGTTATTACTGGCTTTATTTCTTTTTACTGCCAGTTTCGCCCTTGCCAGTGCTGATGTCGGGGCGGAGAGAAAAGCGCACGTTCATTGCCCGTTGAGCAAAGTACATGAGTAAACAAAAACCGTTCGAAGCAAATTTAAAAGAACTGGAGGGGTGTGTTACCCGAATGGAAGAGGATGATCTACCTCTATCCGAAGCCTTAGCCTTGTACAAAAAGGGAATGGAGCTGATTAACTTTTGCGATATAGAATTAAAAAACGTTCAGCAACAAATCCAAGTGTACGACAAGAAAACCAACAGCTTAATCGATGTCAACCCCGAATCAGTCATCGGCCCACGAAACAAGAAGTCGTAAGCCACGCATAGATTTACTCTGGCAAGAGAACGATCACGTTGTTGTCTTTGCCCTCGGACAACCCTCGAAGTGGATCGGTCGATGTAAACACTGCGGGAGAACACACGAGCAACAAGGCCGTTCGATTAAGAAAAATTACATGGCCCGTGAGTGCCCCGCCTTTGCCCCTCGAAACAAAATCCATAAGAACGTCGAGGACAGCAAACTCGTTCTCAAGTACGGCATCACCTTCGAGGACTTTAAAGCGATGCTCAAAAATCAAAACTACCAATGCGCGATCTGCGGGATACACCAAGCGCAACTCGTCTACCGCATGGCAGTAGACCACGATCACTCAACCAACAAGGTTCGAGGCCTGCTCTGCCGTCCGTGCAACCACGCCATAGGGCTACTGAAAGACGATCCACGGATCACGGCTCGCGCTTCAGAATATTTGAAAGCGAACAAGGAATAAAAAAAGGGGGCCGAAGCCCCCAATCTTATGATGGTAAACAGAAAGTCGTAACCTCAACCCCCATTCCCCTCTTAGTCGGTCGTTCACGAGTGACATTGACCGTCATCCCCCAACCGTATCGAAACATCTTGGCAAACAGCAAAGCCATACGGTTCGCCTCTTTTAAAGTGCGGAACGAGACTCTGTGACCACGGCCCACGGTTCCATTGGTTTCGTGATCCTCGATCAAGTGCCACCTCGAACCGTCTTTGACAATCCGCCAATGGTAAACATCACCTGTGGTCGGTTTGTTGAACTCATCTCGGTTACACACCTGTTCAATATCAGCAATATCTCCACTTTTGATGAGTTGATCGACAGCCGACTCAAGTCTTTCCATGTCTACTTTCATTTGTTACTCCTAATCAAAATTAAAAGACGGGGGCACACGGCCCCCGAACCAGACTTAAACGTTATTGAGTGTCGTTGCACGTCTCAAGACCCTTGCCCTCTCCGACTGTGTTAAGGTTGAGAGTAGGTTGAGTGCCTTGATAGCAAATTGACGCTCATTCTCCGCCGTGAATTTCTTTTGGCGGGGTTTCGTAACACCAAGCTTACGCAAGGTGTCCCCGTCCAAGTCTTCTAAAGATAGACTCATATTTTTCTCCGTATAGATTGTTAAAGAACAAAGTAAATCTTTTTTGATTTACCACTATAGTTTAAAGCATATATGGGATAAAATCAACTATTAATTTTTCTTAATTAAATCAACAAGTTAGGTGGGTTAAATTGTGTTGCGGTGCAACATAAATTTTAGACTCAATCTAAAAAACGTCGATTCGACCCGACTCGATAAAAGTAGTTGACAACCTCGCATACCTAGTCCAGAATCGAGGTTCGATCAAACAAACGGAGAACGAAATGAAGAACGAAATGAATATTAAAGATTTAATAGAAAAAGCACTGTCTTATTTAAATGCTTATGAATCGGATTTAGAGTGGCAATACGAGTTGTATGAAATAGAAGACGCGAATGGAATGAGAAGCGGTACTCCATGGTTTGGTGAAGACCATAAGCCTGATCACCCCGCGTCTGAGTCTGATTACGATCGCTATTACAAGGAAGCGACGAAAGAAGCGGAACAATATACATCGGAACTTAAAACTTTAATCAAAGAACTTGACAAGGCTTTCAATAAAACACACGAAGTCACGCTAACCGGTAGTATTTCAACCACCGTGACCATTAAGGCTAAAGACGAAGAAGAGGCAATAGCTAAAGCTC